GGGTGATGGCACTACGCCTAGCACTGTTACGTTTCATCCTGCAATGGTTGCAGCTAAGAAGATGGAAAAGAAAATACATGACCAGTTAAACGAATCAGGTGCTACTATACACTTACGTAGTATGGCATTTGAGATGGCATTACTTGGTACAGGTGTAATGAAAGGCCCATTCGCTGTAGATAAGGAATACCCTAACTGGAATGAAGAGGGTGAGTATGACCCTATAATCAAGACAGTACCAGAGACAAGCCACGTATCAGCTTGGAACTTCTACCCTGACCCAGAAGCTACATCTATGGATGATGCTGAATATGTTGTAGAAAGACACAAGATGTCTCGTACACAGTTGCGTCAACTTAAGACACGTCCTTACTTTATGAAGGATTCAATACAGGAAGCAATACGCAAGGGTGCTGACTACGTACAGAAACACTGGGAAATGGCTATGGTTGACGATGAAACGTTAGCTGATTCAGAGCGTTGGGAAGTACTAGAGTTCTGGGGTTTTGTAGATATAGAACACCTAGAAGAGAATGGTGTAAATATACCTAGTGAATACAAGGACTTAGACGAACTTAACTGTAATATCTGGATTTGTAATGGTGAAGTCATACGTTTTGTACTTAATCCATTCAAGCCTTCACGCATTCCATACTATGCTACACCCTTCGAACACAACCCTTACAGCTTCTTTGGTGTAGGTATTGCGGAGAATATGGACGATACACAGACATTGATGAATGGCTTTATGCGTATGGCTATTGACAATGCTGCACTATCTGGTAATCTTATTATTGAGATAGACGAAACTAACTTAGTACCTGGTCAAGACATGTCTGTGTACCCTGGAAAAACGTTTAGAAGACAGGGCGGCGCACCAGGACAGGCCATCTTCGGCACAAAGTTTCCTAACGTAGCACAAGAAAACATCCAACTATTTGATAAGGCTAGAGTTTTAGCAGATGAAAGTACTGGCTTCCCAAGTTTTGCACATGGTCAAACAGGAGTATCAGGTGTTGGGCGTACTGCAAGTGGTATATCTATGCTTATGGGCGCTGCTAATGGTTCAATACGTACAGTAGTTAAAAATGTAGATGACTATCTTGTAAGACCACTAGGTAGAGCATTCTTTGCATTTAATATGCAGTTTGACTTTGACGAGTCTATAAGAGGTGACTTAGAGGTAAGAGCGTCTGGTACAGAGAGCCTAATGGCTAACGAAGTAAGATCCCAGCGCTTAATGCAATTCTTACAAGTAGCACAGAATCCAGTACTAGCTCCTTTTGCTAAGATGGACTTCATTATACGTGAGATAGCTAAGTCTATGGATCTAGACCCAGATAAGGTTACTAACTCTATGCAGGATGCAGCAATACAAGCAGAGATCCTCAAAGGCTTCCAACAGCCTGCAACACCGCCTGTAGCTCCAGAAGGTGTACCAGCCCCCGAAGGCGCTCAACAAGCTCCTAGCGCCCCACAGGGAGGCGTACAGGACACGTCTGGTGGCGGAGGTGGACAAATAGGCATAGGAACAGCACCAGTTCCAGGTGAACAAGGATTTAGCGGTAATGCTGCTTAAAAATTTAATAAACGATAAACCAACATGGGATGCATTCTTAGAAGAGATGGATGCTCTCATAGCTAAAGAACATAAAAGTATGGAAAGCATATCTGACACTGCAGAGATCTACAGACATCAGGGTGCTATACGTACACTTAGACAACTGAAATACATGAGGGATCGTATTAATGGCACTAGATGATGAAACAGAAGCAGTATTTAAATCTGTACGAGGTCAAGAAGTAGATCCTGTATCAGGTAATGAAGTACCACTAGGGGCTGAACCAGAAGAGGTTCGAGATGACATTGATGCTAAACTTAGTGAGGGTGAATATGTTGTTCCTGCAGATGTAGTCAAATACTATGGTGTTAAGTTCTTTGAGGATTTACGTGCAGAAGCAAAGCAAGGCTTTATGCAAATGGAAGCTAACGGACGTATAGGTGGTGAGCCTGTAAATGAGATGGATGCTTTACCTTTTGATGATTCAGAACTACAAATGGTGGATACAGAAGAGCCTATGAATAAGGGTGGCTACATGACAGGCTATGCTGAGGGTGGTATGACTGCTCCTAGTACGGCTCAAGCAGGTTTAGTTACTAAAGAATATATAGGTCCTAATGGTGAGATACTATACGCACAGTTCATGAATGGTATGCCTTTAACGTATATACCTGAAGGTTACGTTCTTAAGGGTGCATCTCCTACAACAGACACAGCACCTGTACAGCCTTCAGATACAGTAGATACTAGAAGAGATAAAGATGACAGAACTAACGCACTCGAAAATGCGCCTAAGCCTGTTGATTGGTCTGACCCAGACATAGGTGTAGATGTTTATAATCGTGAACTAGATAAAGTAGGCGGTTTAGCAGATACTATAGTTGGTGGTCTATCTAATGTACTTATACCTGGTGGTGGTATGCTTTATGGTGCGGCTAAACGGGATTATGCTAACAAGATGTTAGATGGGGTTAATGCTAAACTAGATACTCTAGAGTTAGAAGATCCTAGCCGTAAAGAGTTTATGGACGTTAAAAAACGTATTAGAGAAATACACGATAAGAATGGCGATGCTGATATAAATATGGGTGATTCTTTCTTAGGTAAAGTTGTTGGTGGTGTAGGTAAAATGCTTAACCCTAATAAAGAAGAAATAGACGAACGATTTATAATACCTAAAGCTGATATAACTCCTAGACTAAGACCTGAAGGATTAGCTTCTAAAGCTAAACCAAAAGATAAGAAACCTGTCTATGCTAGAGATATTATGGAAGGTAAATCTAAACGTAAAGATAAAGACCCTAACAGAAGTGATGCTCGTGCTAGTGCAACACGTAATACCGTTAAAGATAGACATGGTAATGATGTCAAAGATGGTAAGGGCAATGCCGTAAAAACGAGAAACCCTCACACTAGATAAACAATAACGACAATACCATATAAATATAAGGATACTCGGCACTTGTGCTGACCCCAACATAAGGAACTAAATATGTCACAACTAACTGAAGAGACAATGCACTCGTATACACATAAGCGTAACGAGGCTAAGATTAAAGAAGCTGAAGCAGAGCTAGAAGCATTACTGAAAGGTGATGTAGCTGAAGAGGCTAGTGATGAAACCCCTGAAGAAGAACCCAATGGCGAAGGATCTGAGACAACCGAAGTATCGGATGCAAGTGATACCAAACAAGAAGAAGCCAAAGAGGAAACCAAAGCATCGGAAGATGATGCAGAGTTAAGTGCTGAAGAGAAGAGCTTCAAGAAACGCTATGGTGATATACAAAGACACATGGCTGAAACAGAGAAGAAGCAAGCAGCACAGATAAAACGCTTAGAAGATCAACTAGAAAAAGCAGCAAAGAATGAGCTTGTACTACCAAAGTCTAAAGAAGAGATAGACGCATGGTCAAGTAAGCATCCAGATGTAGCAGGTATAGTTGAAGCAATAGCTGAACAAAAAGCTAATGAAAGAGCTATAGAGCTAGATCAGAGACTACAAGAGATTGAAGAGTTACGCTCTACAGCTAAAAGAGAAAAAGCTGAAGCACAACTTGTAGCCATACATCCTGACTTTGAAGCTATAAGAGCAGACGATGAGTTTCATGCTTGGGTAGATACTCAACCTAAAGTTTATCAGGATGCTTTGTATGAAAACTCTGAAGACGTTAAGTCTGTAGCCCGTGTTATAGATATGTATAAACTAGACAAGGGTATCAAAACTAAGAAGCCCAGCGCAGACAAAGGCGCAGCATCTTCAGTCAAAGCTCGTGGACGTACTGTTGTAGACGCAGAAGAGTCTAGCAAGATGTTAAGCGAGTCAATGATTAACAAGATGTCCCTCAAAGAATATGAGGAACGTCAAGACGAAATCATGAGTGCAATGCGCTCTGGTAAGTTTATCTACGATATGTCCTAATAAACACTTGACACTAAGACATTAATAGATAAAACTATAGTATGTGCAGTGCTAGGTATCAACTACCTGCACATGCTTTAACTTTAAGCACTAACCACTAATAGAACTACCCGATAAAGTATAGACCCTTTACTGCTTGACCGCAAATCTAGCAATAGAGATACTCTAGAAAAGTATTGGCCTCTTGTGTGGATATGATGTTTTACTTCCCCCACTGTCATATCTATAGGAGAAATTATTATGGCATTTACAAAGGCATCAGGTTATACCAACCTGAACAACGGAAACTTCTCATCTGAGATCTTTTCAAAACAAGCACAGTTAGCATTTAGAAAATCTGCTGTTATTTCTGCAATCACAAACTCTGACTATTTTGGTGAGATTTCTGGACAAGGCGACTCAGTGCGCATTCTTAAAGAGCCAGATATCACTGTTAATGCGTTAGCTCGTGGTACTGCGGTTTCAACACAAGATTTAGTTGATGCAGACTTTAAACTAACTATCGACAAAGCAAACTACTTTGCATTTAAATTGGACGATATTGAAGAAGCTCATTCACACGTAGACTTCATGCGTCTTTCAACAGACCGTGCAGCATACAAAATGGCTGACTCAATGGACAATGATGTTCTTAAGTACTTAGCTGGTTTCACAACTGCAAACGCTGTAAACACAACAGTAAATGGTACTAAAGCAGACACTGCTGCAGGATCAGACGAACTATTAGCTGCAAACAAGTTGAAAAAGGGTGACTTCGGTAACATCACAACTACATCTGCAGGTGATCACTCGATCCCATTAGCACCACGCTTAACAGGTGCAACTGCTGTTTCTGCATCAACTGCAACACCATTACAAGTACTAGCACGTATGTCTCGTACAATGGATGTAGCAAATGTTGATACTAGAGGTAGATGGATCGTACTTGACCCAGTGTTTATCGAGATGCTAAAAGACGAGGATTCTCGCCTATTAAATGCAGACTTCGGTGGTGCAGGACTACAGAACGGTTTATTGGCTGCAAACATTCACGGCTTCCGTGTTTATCAGTCAAACAACTTACCAGCAGTAGGTACAGGCGCAGGTACATCAGGTACAGCTAACCAAAACGCTAACTATGGTGTTATCGTAGCTGGACATGACTCAGCAGTAGCAACTGCAGAACAGTTATCAAAAGTGGAAACATACCGTGACCCAGATAGCTTTGCGGACATCTGCCGTGGGATGCACCTTTATGGCCGCAAGATCCTACGCCCAGAAGCGATTGTAACAGCTAAGTTCAACGCTGCTTAATATAACAATTAACTTAGGGGCTGGCTTTAGTGCTGGCCCTTTTGTGCATTCATATTCATAAAGGACATAACCAATGGCTATTACAACGGCGATGTGCAACAGCTTCAAGCAAGAGTTACTTGGTGGTGTTCACGATCTAGATACAGACACACTAAAGATAGCACTTATTAAGAACTCTCCATCGGGTACTTATAATGCAACTACAGCTAATTACAGTACAGTAACAGGTAACTCAGATGAGGCTACTGGTACTAATTATACTACAGGTGGAAACACACTAGCAGGTGCAACTATTGCACTATCAGGCTCAACTGCAACTGTTGACTTTAATGACACTACTTGGTCTTCTGCTACTATATCTGCAGACGGTTGTATAATCTACAACACATCACAAGGCAATAAAGCTATAGCAGTTATTGATTTTGGTGGTACTAAAACATCCACAAATGGTGACTATGTTGTTCAGTTCCCAACAGCAGACGCATCTAACGCAATCATTCGTATCGCTTAAGGAGCAACATTATGGCTCTCGTTGTCAAGGATAGAGTAAAAGAAACCGCTACAACTACAGGCACTGGTGCTGTTACGTTGGGTGGCGCTGTTACAGGCTTTGAGTCTTTTAGCTCTGCCCTTGCCAACAGTGATACTACATACTACGCTATTTCTAATCGTGATGCAGACGAATGGGAAGTAGGATTAGGTACATACAATTCAGGTGTACTTACAAGAACAACTATACTAGAGAGTAGCAACAGCGACAGTGCTGTTAGCTTTACTGCAGGTACTAAGGACGTGTTTATCACACTCCCTGCAGACAAGGCTGTTTACTTAGACGCTAATGATGCACTAAGTACAGGCAATATAGTTACAACAGGTTACATCAGAGGTCCTGCCTCATTCACGATTGACCCTGCTGCACACGGTGACGATACGGGTACACTTATAGTTGCAGGTAACTTACAGGTAGACGGTACTACTACAACAGTAAATTCAGCTAATCTATCTGTATCAGATTTAAACATTACAGTAGCGCAGGGTGCAGCTAATGCAGGTGCAGCCAATGGCGCTGGACTTACAGTAGACGGTGCTAACGCTACATTTACGTATGATTCAACTAATGACAGATGGGCTATGAACAAGTCTCTAGCGACTAACCTAGTAGGTAATGTTACTGGGACAGTCTCTACACTAAGTAATCATGACACTACAGATTTAGCTGAGGGTACTAACTTGTACTATACTCAGGCTAGATTTAACACAGCCTTTACGGCTAAGAACACAAGTGATCTTTCTGAGGGAAGTAATTTATATTTTACATCTGCTAGGTTTGATACGGACTTCTCTGCAAAGAGTACTACTAACTTATCAGAAGGTACTAATCTATACTACACACAAGGTAGGTTTGATACCGCATTTACTGCTAAGTCAACTTCAGACTTGTCAGAAGGTACAAACTTATACTATACTACAGCAAGGGCAAACTCAGCAATAGATGCAAGGGTAACATCATCCTTCGTATCAAACTTAGGTTCTCTAGATGCTGCAACATTACAAGGCGATAACAAAGCCACCATATTAGCTACTGCAGAAGCAAGTGCATTAGCATTAAGCATAGCATTGGGGTGATATAAACAATGGCAAACGTATTTAAGAATTACACAAGCGCATCTGTTGGTACAGGCGCTACTACTACATACACAGTACCAGGTTCAACTACATCAGTTATGATTGGTTGTAATGTAGCAAATAGAACAGGCTCAGCTATAAACGTAGATGTACAGGCCGCAGGTGTTTACCTAATTAAGGGTGTACCTCTTCCTGCAGGAGCTGCTCTATCTGTTTTAGATGGTAAGATTATTTTAGAGGCAGCAGATACTGTAATTGTAACAAGTGATACAGCATCTTCATGTGATATTATAGTGAGTGTATTGGAGCAAACATAATGGCTGGATATATCGGTAGCAAAGGTGGTGTAGTCCAATTAGATGGATATACGGAATCTGAAGCGGACGCAGAGTTTGTAACTAAAACTGGCGATACAATGTCAGGTAATCTTACTGTGCCTAACATTATTATATCAGGTAATGTAGATGGCAGAGATGTTTCTGTTGATGGAGCAAAACTAGATGGCATAGCAACAGGCGCTAATAATTATACACACCCTTCTGCACATTCAATATCTTTTATTACAGGACTACAGACTGCGTTAGATGGTAAGGTAGATGACTCTCAGGTATTAACAAATGTTCCCTCTGGTGCTGTGTTTACAGATACAAATACAACGTATACAGTAGGTGACGGAGGGTTAACTCAAAAGAACTTTACTACCACCCTTAAAACTAAGTTGGATGGTATTGAGTCAAACGCTAAAGATGATCAAACTATTACTGCTGGCTCAGGCTTATCTGGTGGTGGTACTGGTAACGTAACACTAAGTCACAGTGACACATCATCTCAAGCATCATCAAATAACTCTGGTAGAACATACATACAAGACATTACTCTTGATACATATGGACACGTCACTGGATTGTCTACAGCTACAGAAACAGTTGTAAACACAGACACAACTTATAGTATAGGAGATGGGGGTCTTACACAGAAGAACTTTACTACCACCCTTAAAACTAAACTAGATGGTATTGAAACATCAGCAGATGTAACAGACGTAACAAATGTTAAAGCGGCTCTTACTGCATTATCTACAGGCACAGACGCTGTAGGTGGAGACTTTATCCCTGTCTATGATGCATCAGCAGGTACATGGGAAAAACAAACTATAACTAATGCTGCATTACAAGGCCCTACTGGTGCAACGGGTGCAACAGGACCGCAGGGTGCAACAGGTAACACTGGACCTCAAGGACCACAGGGTGCAACTGGAGCCGCAGGTGCTGATGGTAATGATGGCGCAACAGGAGCGACAGGTCCACAGGGTGCTACTGGTCCTCAAGGACCAACAGGCGCAACTGGAGCTACAGGCGCAACTGGAGCTACAGGTCCACAAGGACCAGGAGTTCCTTATCAAGCTAATGCACCCACAGCCTTTGCAGGGGCTTTTTGGTTAGATTCAGATGACAAAGCGTTATATAATTATAATGGTTCTGCATGGATAAAAGTAGTTGGAGGGCTTACAGGGTCAGGAGGTGCAGAACATACCTATTCCAGCGGTGGAGTTAGCTATAAATCCCACACATTTACTTCTTCTGGCACTATAAGCTTTAATGTTTCTGGTACTGTTGATGTTATAATAGTCGCTGGAGGAGGCGGCGGTGGTAATAGTGACGTAGGTACTTTTGAGAACGCTGGTGGTGGTGGTGCTGGAGGCGTAATAATATTAACTAATCAAAGCGTAAACTCTGGAATTTACTCATTAGTAGTAGGTGCTGGAGGAAGTGGTTCAGTATATCCATCAACAAACGGGTCAAACTCATCAGCGTTTGGTAATACAGCTATCGGAGGTGGTAGAGGGGCTATGCACCAAGGTCATAGTGCTAATTCTGGGGGTTCTGGAGGCGGTGGTTCAGCATGGCTTTTAAGAAGTGGAGCATCTGGTACATCTGGACAAGGCTCTACTGGAGGTACTGGTAGTACTAGTTCTGGTACTTATTCTGGTGCTGGCGGCGGCGGAGGCAAGAGTGCTAATGGTAGTAATGGTTCTGGTAACACTGCTGGTGATGGTGGTTCTGGAATAGCAAATACATTTCAAACTGGTATGACTATTTACTACGGTGGCGGCGGCGGAGGCGGCGGTGGCAATAGTTCTAGTGAACGAGGTGACGGCGGTGCTGGCGGTGGAGGAAACGGCGGTATAAGCGGAGCTAGTGGGTATGCAGGTACTGCTAATACAGGCGGAGGTGGCGGAGGTAACTTTGCTAACGGCTCTAATAACAACAGCGGCGGAAACGGCGGAAGTGGCATAATAATAGTAAGATATGTCAACTAGTAAAATAAAGGTACATTAAATGGGACATTATGCAAAAGTATTAGATGGTAAAGTTACGCAAGTTATAGTTGCGGAAGAGGATTTCTTTGATGCCTTTGTAGATGTATCTCCTGGCGAGTGGATTAAAACTAGCTACAATACCTCTCACGGTGTTCATGATAAGGGAGGAACTCCGCTTAGAAAAAACTTCGCTGGAGTTGGTGATGTATACGATAAAGAAAGGGATGCTTTTTATGCTCAACAACCTTTTCCTAGTTGGATACTAAATGAAAATACTTGCGTATGGCAACCTCCTACAGCATACCCTGATGATGGCAATGGGTATGTTTGGAATGAAGAAACAACAAGCTGGGATGCTGTATAATTACAGCCTAGAATAGGATATATAAATGTCAGGTTACATAGGAAATACACCCATACCTCAAGCTACCCAGACAAGGGATAGCTTTACAGCAACTGCTAGTCAAACTAGCTTTGCTACGGGCGGTTATACACCTAACTTTTTAGATGTATTCTTAAATGGTTTAAAACTAAATAGCTCACAGTTTACAGCTACAAATGGTACAGACGTTGTTTTAACCTCTGCTGCATCTGCAAATGATATTGTAGAAGTTATAGCTTATACTGCTTTTGAGGTTGCGGATGCTTCGTTTGATGATTTAGCTCTAGGTGGTGATTTAACTGTAGGTGGCACAGTAGATGGCAGAGACATTGCTGCAGACGGTACTAAGTTAGACGGTATTGAGTCTGGCGCTACAGGCGATCAAACTAATGCAGAGATACGAGCAGCTGTAGAAGCCGCAACAGACAGTAATGTATTCACAGATGCGGATCACACTAAACTTAACGCTATTGAAGCGAGTGCTACTGCTGACCAAACAGCAGCGGAGATCAGGACACTTGTTGAGTCTGCTACTGACAGTAATGTCTTTACGGATGCTGACCATACTAAGTTAAATGCTATAGAGTCTGGAGCTACTGCGGATCAAACTAAGTCTGACATTGATGCATTAAATATTAACGCTGACACATTAGATGGGCAACATGGTTCTTACTATACAGGCTATGCTGATACAGCCGTAGCTAATATTGTAGACTCTGCTCCAGGTACACTAGATACATTAAATGAATTAGCTGCAGCACTAGGTGATGACCCTAACTTTGCTACTACAACTGCTACTAATATTGCCGCTAAACTACCACTAGCTGGTGGCACTATGACAGGTAACTTAACTATAGGAGGTTCAGGTAGTACTGGTAGTGCATTAACTGTAGATAGAGGCAGTGATAGCAATAACGCATTTAGGGTTCAAAATGCAGGTGAAGTAATCGTACCCAGCAATTATTTTTATGCTGCTGCTACAGGAACTTCTATGTATGTACAGAACGATGCTGTGTTTAGAGGTAATATCCGTAACGATACATCTGGACAACCAGTTAATATTACAGATAACCTAGCAGTTACAGGCACAGTGACCAGCAGTGGGCTGACTGTGGGTGGTGCAGGGCTTTCTTCTAACGGAGATATAACTCTTGAAGATAACCATCCGTTCATAAATCTATCGAATACAGGTGAAAACGTAGGTGGTATAAAAATGTACGACAGTGCTGACGCAAGCACACAGTATTTCCATCTTACATACGACTCAAGCTCAAGCAATACAGTAGGCTTTGATACTGGCGCATCTGGCGAATATACATTTAGTGTAAACACTAGTGAAAAGATGCGCATCGACTCATCAGGCAACTTGTTGGTGGGTACTACTGATGATGTAGTTTGGAACAATAGTGCAAACAGTGCGGCTGATAATGGACATAACTTGCGTGATGATGGTAGAGCAGGCTTTGCTTTCTACAGTGCCACAGCAAATGCTAACGCTACAGTAAACATCAACCGTACAGGTTCAGATGGTGACTTAATAAGACTTTTCAAGTCAGGCACAAAGGTAGGTAGTATTAGATCTGAAGGTGGCGACATTGTATTTGGTAATGACACTAGAGGTTTAAAGTTTAGAGATAGTGATGTTATTCCACGAGACATGGACAACACAACGGCTGATGGTGTTGTTTCATTAGGTTCTAGCACATCTCGCTTTAAAGACCTCTACCTCAGTGGTTTTACCCGTTATAACACAGAAGTTTACGTTGGTGATGGGGCTTCTATATCTGGCAGTTATGCAGCTAATGACTTGTTGTTACACACAGACAACAATCCTATTGTGTTTAGACCTAACGGCACAGAAGCCATGCGTATAGATTCGTCAGGCAATGTTGGTATTGGTAACTCTTCAAGCGGTTACATGTTTACAACAGGTGAAAAACGGCTATCTGTTGGGGATGGAACTGAACACGCAGGTATACAAGTATTAAGTGGTACTAATAAGTGGGGCGGTTTAGAGTTTGCAAATGATACAACAAATGCTAATGCTCAAGGTCTAATTGCATATTACCACCCAGATAACTACATGCATTTTAAAACTAACGGTTCAGAACGTATGCGCATCGACTCATCAGGTAACTTGTTGGTGGGACGAACTCAAACAGGAGACTCAACAACAGGCGGCATGATTAGGCCAGATGGGTTTGCCCAGTTTACTAGGGATGGTAATATTGCGGCTGATTTTAAGCGTATAAATTCAGACGGAGATATTGTACGTTTTCAAAAGGACAGTGCAACTGTAGGTAGTATTGGAGCTGATGATGGGCGTGTCTATATAGAAAGTTCAGGTGGGGCAAACCTAGCTGGTATTGGTTTTAGCCGTACTGCTGTAGCAGTTGAGCCACGAAAGAATAGTGGTTGGTCTAATGCAGAAGTTGATATTGGGTCAACAACTTATAAGTTCAAAAACGGCTACTTCTCAGGAAACTTATACGGCAATGGCTCTAACCTAACAGGTGTTGGCGGTAGTACAACTGCTGGTGCTGTTGGTACTTATGCCCTCTTGAATTGGAATACAACTACCGCTCGAACAGAAGGGACGACAGTTTCAGGTTCATCTCTAAGGTATTCTAACGCTGGAGATTATTCACCTAACTCTGCCGCTGGTTACAGAAACAGTTCGCCTTCAGGAACATGGAGACTCATGGGTAACGTGGGTTATTTCGATGGTAATACTACAATAACAAATATTGCATATTATACTTCAATCTTTGTAAGAATATCTTGATGAATAACAACAGGAGGCGGTTATGCTAACAATAACAGAAGTGCGTAACGCACAATCACTAAACGCAGAAAACACTTTGTTTGATGTAGAGATTAATCACCCAGAACACGGTTGGATACCTTACTCATTACACCCTGATGATACAGATATGACTGTAGACAACAGCGTATTGCTTGAACTTATAGGCACAGACTTCGAAGCGTATGTAGCACCTACTCAAGCAGAACTAGATGCAGAACTATCGGCAAGTCTAAGGGCGCAACGTGACCAGAAGTTAGTCCAAGAAGTAGACCCAATAGTGACTAATCCTCTGCGTTGGGCTGAACTCACAGACGCTAAACAAGCAGAGTGGACACAATACCGAACTGACTTGCTAAACCTACCAGCACAAGCAGGCTTTCCAAATACAGTAACATGGCCTACTAAACCAACATAAGGATAAAACATGTTCTTTGGTATCTCTCCTTTTGCATCAGGACCGTTCTCTACAACGCTAGAGACACGTCTTATTGCACAGAGTGTACCTGCTACAAGTAGTGCAGGAAGTATTACTGTTGTAGGTCATGCTAACTTTAGCTTGACAGGTTCATCAAACACTATTAGCATCGGCTCTGTAGTCGTCACTGCCAAGAGTGTTACACTTAGTGACTCTATACCTGCTACAGCATCATTAGGCACTACAATAGTTGTTGCAAATGCTAATGTAGCACCTTCAGGGGTTGACTCTCAGGCTAATTTAGGTACAACTACAGTATTGGCAGATGCTAACACAAGCATCACTAGCCCAGCGCTTACATCTACTGTAGGAACAGGTTCTAACATACAAGCTAAGGCTGTTGTTTTACCTATAGGTGTTGCATCTAATGTAGCCATTGGTATAGTTAATGTATCTACACAAGTTATACTTGAGTTAGTTAATGTACCACTAAACATATTCTCTGGTAGCTTAACTGTAACAACAACACAGTTTGACTATGAAAGCCTTAAGTCTAGCTTCGACAGAAGACGTGTTGTATTTATAGCACCAACTAATCAAGGGTATACTGTTAATATACCTGCAGACCCACGGAACAGAACAGTACTAATTGAAGCGACTAATACAGATAGAGTTGTACGTATTGCAGCATAAGGAATATAAGAATGTCATATAAATGGCCTGACAAAGATAAAGACGAAGTATTAGATTATAGCATTGATTGGTCACGCTTTTTAGGTGATGACACTATTTCAGGTGTTACATGGTTTGTAGATGACTCTGATGGTACAAAAACTCTAATAGATGCAGGTGAAGTTGTTAATGCTTTACAGATGGTACAAAAGACCAATACACTCACCGTAGCAACAATAAGACTATCTCTTGGTACTAATAACGTTAGATACAGAGTTACATGTAAGATCACTACAGTAGAAGGCTTACAATATGAGCGTTCAGTATTTGTACGTGTTAAGGAGAAATAAGAATGTCCTATGACTTTATCGGGTTAGTTAATGATGTTAACAGAAGACTTAACGAAGTAGAACTAACTACAGCTAACTTTGCTACAGCACAAGGTTACTACAACCTCACTAAAGACGCTGTTAATGCCTCTATAAGACACATACACCAAGAAGAGTTTGAGTGGCCTTGGAATCATGCAGAAGAGACAGAAGTATTAACTGCAGGTGAAGTACGCTACAGTATGCCGTATGATAGTAAGACTGTTAATATGAATAGCTTTAGGTTAAAACGTGATGATACTCTTAACGTAGCTACTACACGTCTTAAAGTGCTGAATTACGAAGAATATCTTGACAAACACGCAGACGTAGAGTATAACTCTAGCTCAGATGTAAGAAGCGTACCACAGTATGTAGTACGTGCGCCAAGTAGAGAATTACTGTTTGTACCATCCCCAGATAAAGCATACGAAGTAGTATATGAATATTACACTAATGGTGTTGATATGGAGAAGGCATCAGACGTTGCTACTATACCAGAGTCATACAGACACATAATAGTAGATGGTGCTATGTATTACGCTTATGTATTTAGGGGTGACACTCAATCTGCACAGCTATCGCAGGGCAAGTTTAAGGAAGGCATTAAGAGTATGAGATCCTTAAACATCAACCGTACAGAATATCTAAGAGATAGACGAGTTCATTACTGATGGCTACTAATTGGCAGACATTTCCTATTGAGTTTAAAGGTGGCCTCATCTCTAATCTCAGCCCCCTACAACAGGGTGCTAATGCTGTTGGTTCTGCTACCATACTGCAGAACTTTGAGCCAGCTAGATCAGGTGGGTACAGTAAAGTATTAGGGTATACGAAAGCAACAAACAACATTATACCAGGAACAGGGCGTGTACTAGGTGTTAAAGTAGCAAACATTGGAGAGTATGTAGCCGCTAGAAGTGACGGAGCTTCACCACCTAAAACTGAATACCATAGATCTTCTGGTGGTACTTGGTCTTCACTAGGTAAGGCAGCACTGTTAGGCGGTAAGATCCGTAGTGCAGAGTATAACTTTG